TATTGCGGCTTCTGGAACTGTTGGTTCGATTCCCACCAACACATCCGATGGCGCACTCAAACAACGAAATGCAACCAGCGGAAAAGAAAAATGGCTTGTTAGCACAAGTGCGTCAGCACATGTAGCAGGAACGTTGATTCTTTACGATCGTTTGTATCACAATCACAATTTAAGCGGCACTGCTACAACCGAACAAACGGTTCAAGGCGATCCAGCTTCGCCTGCGCTCACTCGCTACACCGATGGATCCGGAAACATTGCTTTTGCAGAAATATACACAATCGTTGGTACAACCGCACGAACCATCACTATGAATTACACCAATCAAAGTGGTGTTACCGGTCAAACAAGTGTGCCTGTTGATTTTGGTGCAACAAACTTTCGTGAAGTGTCTAGAGTTATTTTTCTGGGTTTAACCAGCGGCGACACTGGCGTGCGTGCGGTTAAAAGTGTAACGCTCAGTGCATCCACCGGTACTCAAGGAAATTTTGGAATAACCATAGCGCATCCGTTGGCGTACATAAACATTCCAGTTTCAGGTGCTATCGGATGGCGAGATTTTGCAACCGGTTTGCCGGGAATTCCAAAAATACACGACAACGCTCACCTTGCTTTTTTGTGGATTGGAAGCAGCAACGCCGCGCCAGAGATCATAGGAACTTTAACTACGGTGGAAAAATAATGCCCATTTCTAATTTTTCAACGTACAACAATTACATAAAAAACGAAATTGAATCGCAATACTATATTATTTCCGGAAACGCCGCAGCGGTCGGAAAAAGCAGCAACACTTGGGCTTTGGGTTTGCCGGTACCGGCAACACCGCCAACCACCGCTATTGCACCTTCTTTAACAAGCAACACCGCTTTTCCGTTACCCGCCGTTTCTGGTACGCGTCGTTTGAAACTTGTTGGTGCAAATATAACTTCTTATTTTACAAACGGTTATTTTTTGTTGGTTGACATTTTGAGTCATCAGGGTGGTCTCAGCGGAACCGTCACAACAGCTCAAACCACCAATCTTCCAACCGCAGCTTTAACACGATACACCGATGGTGCGGGTGTTATGATTGGTTTGACAATCTACACTCAAATTGGAGCAACGACCACAAAAGTAAGCGCAAGCTACACCAACCAAGCGGGAACCAACAGCAGAAACACTCCTCTCACAACAATCGGAAACACTGGATATCGCGAAGCAACTCGAATGATAATGCTTCCGTTGCAATACGGCGACACGGGTGTCAGAGCTGTAGCAAGCGTAACATTGTCCGCTACAACCGGCACCGCCGGGGCATTTGGAGTTACATTATTTAAACCTTTGGGTGTATTTGCTGTGGATGAAGTGGGTAGATCCAACGACTGTGATTTTGTGACGGGTCGTATGCCTTGCGGTATACCCGATGTTACGAATGCTTGCTTGGCACTTGTTCAGATAAATGGCAGCAACGCAACCGCTACAACAATGTTGAAAGTTCAAGTAGTGGAGACCGACAACTAATGGGTGGACGTAGATTCTTCGACGGCGCACAGGAAGAAATCGGCAGTTTGCCGATTGTGTCGTCCAATTCAAGATTTTGGATAAAAATCAATGGCGTGTGGAAAAAAACTAGAGTGTATTTAAAAATAAACGGCGTTTGGCGTCAAGTTGTGGCGCATTTTAAAAATTCTGGAATGTGGAGATAAAAAATGCCTCAAGTTGTAAGAAAAGGCGATATTTGTACGGGTCACGGATGTTTTCCAAGTCGCGCAAACATTCAAGGTTCTTCTAATGTGTTTATAAATGGCATTCCGGTGCATCGCGTCGGAGATGCATGGCCAGTTCACTGCTGTGATAGTTCCTGTCATCCGGGAGTGTTAGCTCAAGGTTCTCCAAATGTATTTGTGAATGGTAAACAACTGGGTAGAGTCGGTGACAGCATAAATTGTGGCAGCAAATGTGCTTCTGGGAGCAACAATGTTTTCTGTAATTAATTGTTATAAATAATATTACGGAAAACAACGATGAAAAAAATAATAAATTATCGAGATTTAGACTTAAATTTCACTCGTCACCCGCTGACTAACGATGTTACGCAGGTAAACGAAACCGAAAGCGTAAAAAAAGCTTTGAGAAATTTACTGTCTTTCAAAAAATTTGAAAAACCGTTTCATCCCGAAATAAGTTCGGGTATTTACGATAGTTTATTTGAAAGCACATCACCGTTGCATTTGGATGTTATTAAAACATCCATAACTTATTTGATTAAAAAATACGAACCAAGAGTAAATCTGTTTGATGTTGCAATTTTGCCCAATCTCGATGGCAACAGTTACACAATTACGTTGATTTTTACGGTAAAAAACGTACAAGCACCAGTTAATTTTACATTTAACGTAGCGAGAAGTCGATAATGGCAACAACAAATCTTAAAATTGATGCTTTGGACTTTGATAGTATCAAGCAAAATTTAAAAACTTATCTTAAAAGTCAAGATCAGTTTAAAGATTATGATTTTGAAGGTTCGGGTATGAACGTTTTGATGGACATACTCGCATACAATACGCACTATCAAAGCTTTTATGCCAACATGGTTGCAAACGAAACGTTTCTTGATAGTGCTTTGTTCAACCCTTCGGTTGTTTCAATTGCCAAACACCTAAACTATACACCACGTTCGTACCGTTCGTCGGTTGCATATGTGGATGTTGAATTTCTTAATGTTTCTGGTTCCACGCAGACCAGCATATTGAGTGGAACCGAATTTATACCCGTAAACAGCCGTTTTATGGGAACGCTCGGTTCGCAATCGTTTGTTTTTTATTCAACCAGCAACACTTTGGTTCAAGCCGAAGGTGCTCGTTATTTTGCAAGAAATGTTGAAATCAAAGAAGGTTTCACCAAAACAATAACATACGTATACAACAGCAACACCAACACCGATCAAAAATTCACAATACCCGAAACAAATGTTGATACAACATCGCTGGAAGTACGCGTTTCGCGTTCCATAACCAACACAGGTGGTATTGAAAATATTTGGACGCAAGTAAATGATATCAACAAATTGGGATCTGATTCAAAAGTATATTTCTTGCAAATGAATTCAAGCAATCAGTACGAAATATATTTTGGAGATGGTATTATTGGCGAACAACCACAAGAAGGTAACGTAATTACAATATTTTACAGAACATGCAGCGGTTCGCTGGCTAATGGTGTTGGTTTGAACGATACCGCCACATCAAGAAGTTTTAGATATCTAGAACGCGCCGCAAGTCAAACAACTCTTTTGATCGGAAACGATGGTAAATATTCTCCTTCTTATGGCGGTAGCGATCTTGAAACTGTTCAATCGATAAAATATTATGCACCAAGAAATTATCAAGCTCAAGAACGAGCCGTAACTGCCGATGATTATCGTTTGATATTGACTCGCGATTATGGTGAACAAGCCGAGTCGGTTTATGTTTGGGGTGGCGAAGAAAACAATCCACCCGTTTACGGTAAAGTTTTCATATCGGTAAAACCAAAAAATGCAATACGTTTAACGCAACTTCAAAAATTAGCAATTGCAACTGCGGTTCTGAAAGAAAAGAACATTGTTTCTATTATTCCTGAAGTGGTGGATCCCGACTATTTGTATTTGGTGCTTGATGTTAGCATCAAATACGATTCATCAAAAACTACTCTCACTAAAGAATCGCTCGAGCAGAATATTAAAAATTTAATTTATCTTTATTCTTTGGACAATGTAGGAAAATTTGATCGAGATTTTGTTGAATCTACTTTCACAACACACATTAATACCAATTACACACCACCCGTGGTTTCTTCAAAAATAGATCTACAGTTGCGTAAAAAGTTTGAACCAAACTTGACTGTTGTGACCAATTATACAATCGATTTTGATAACGAACTTTTCCATCCAATCGAAGGTTACACTCCAATATTATCTTCAACTTTGTTTGGTTATCAAGATAGTACCAGTGATGCAGAAGTTAAACCAAATGTTGATGCTTTTTTGGAAGATGACGGTAGCGGAAAAATAAGAATATATAAATTGGTTACGGGTGAAAAAGTTTTCTTGAATCGAAATGCTGGTACCATAAATTATACCACCGGAGTGGTGACTTTAGTAAACTTTGTTCCACAATATTTGACACCCGAATCCGAGTTTCAAATAACACTGACTGCTATTCCCAAAGAAAACGATGTGACATCCCGAAGAAATCAAATTTTACTTTGCGATTTTGCAGATATATCTGTGACGTGTTCTCCGCAATTAACAAGAACCGATCAATATTATGCTTCAGGTAGCGCGTTTGGTGGATAATAACAAATATGGGAAACGATTTTAAAAGTTTGGATAAGATTTCTCCTCTGATGAACGTTCAAGTTCCAGAGTTTATCCGTATTGATCACCCATCTTTTGTTGCATTTTTGAATGCATATTATGAATGGTTAGAAACACAAGGAGTTACTCTTCGAAACTCGATGGATTTAGCAAAAGTCAAAGACATTGATACAACTTTTGAAGAATACGTAACTCACTTTAAAAATCAATATTTATTAGGTTTTCCCGAAACACTCGCAATCAATCAAGACACAGGACGCCCGGTCGAAGAAAAAACTTTAATAAAACATATTAAACAATATTATCGAGCCAGAGGCACCGAAAAAACATTTGAATTCTTGTTTCGTATATTATACGATACAAACGTAGAATTTTATTATCCAAAAGTTGATATATTAAAAGCATCCGACGGTAAATGGATACGCAGAAAGACCATACGCGTTTCGGGTGCACAAGGCACCACTCTTTTTGAATCAAACGGTCGTAAAATGTATCAAAGAAACGATGCTGGTGCTATTGTTTCTTCGGCGAATATAATAGAAATTTCACGTTATCAACTTGGTCCTTATCAAATTTATGAATTTGAATTGGGTACTGTCAACGGAACTTTTTATGCCAACAAACCTCTTGATATTGAAACATCACGCGGAATCGTCACAGAACCTAAAACTTATTCGGTTGTGACGGCTGTGACAATAAATTCAGGAGGAGTTCGTTATCGTGTTGGTGACACTTTACTTTTTACAAACGCATCTGGCGACGAAGGATTTGGAGCAAAAGGCAAAGTAGCACAAGTAGATTCAACCGGAAAAATTTTAAGAATAACTATTCTTAATTTTGGAGCCAATTACGAAGCGGTTCCATCCGTTAGAATAGTTTCAGAAAAAGGTACAGGATTTAGTGGAACTGCTACTATTGGTGCAATTTGCAGTTTCGATGGATATTGGTCCAACAACGATGGTAGATTGAGCACCAACAAAGTCATCCAAGACAGTCGATATTATCAAAACTATTCGTACGTGTTAAAAGCTGAAGTTGTGATTGATACTTACCGAGATATCATTCGTCAGCTTATACATCCAGCAGGTCTTGGGTTTTTTGGTCAAGTTTTGATAAAAAGATGCGCTGAATCAAATCTAGATATTGAATCGGCACTCATAAAATACGAAGTACCTTTGATTGGTCACTATGTTCCTTACACCAACCAAACATTTGACGATCTTCGTGTTTGGTTTGGCGGAACCGCAAATGGTTACGATCCAAACATACACAATCCTATTTTACAATCTCAACCAAATCCGGTAACTAACAATGTTGCGTTCAGCAGAGGTGTTAATCTTTTAAGAACTCCAAATTTTCCCGGAGCAGATCCTTGGTGGATAATCTATCAACACCCAAACAGAAGAGTAACTGGTAATGTTTTGGCCAGAATTGAATATGATTTGAAAGGATTGTCAGGAAGATCCAGCACCGGTGCAGGCAAAAGTGATTTTCTTAATGCTAGCACGACCGGTGCCACATCATGGAACGAATGGACTCTCACAGGAAATAGCTTGAGAAGCAATTGGGCAACTTCTTTCACTGGTGGTTTCAAATACGCAGTTCTAAAATATAATAATAGAAGTGAATTTAGAAAAATAACACTCGGTAGTTTTTTTAACATGCCGGTTGGTGAAGAATTTCGTTGCGCGAACGAATGGGAAAATCAAGTTTACAATGGATTTGGGTCGCAAGGATTGAGCGATGGAACTGTTGATTATCTTACAGATGGTTTAACAACATACAGTCCACCAGAATCTCTTGGATGCGCAGATCCAACAGCCGACAATTACAGTTCGTTGGTTGTTTATGATGATGGATCGTGTACTTACAATCCAATATATGGATGCACTTCTTTAACCGCAATGAATTACAATCCATATGCAACGGACGATGATGGTTCGTGTATTTATCCAAGATACGGCTGCACAGACTATAATGCAATAAATTACGATCCTCTTGCAAACATAGACAACAACAGTTGCAGATATGGAACAGATGATTTTCTTTTGCGAGGAGTTGTTCTTGGATGCGCAGATCCATCGGCTTTGAATTACAATTCTCGAGCAAACAGAAACGATGGAACATGTGTTTATGCTGATCCATCACAAGGAACCAGAGGATGCAAAGATACATTTGCATCAAATTATAGTGCTGATGCAACAGTGCGAGACGATACAATGTGCGTGTACTCGCCTCGCGATGGTGTTGGTGGTTGCAAAGATCCATCAGCATCAAATTACAACTCAAATGCAGATTATCATGACGGTTCTTGCGTTTATGAAATTTCGTCTTTGCAATCTTTTGGATGTATGAATCCGGCAGCAGTAAATTACGATCCAATGAGTAAAACAAGAGACGACACACTGTGCGTTTACGATTCTCCTTCTTATCGAGGAATTGCTGGATGCATGGACACAAATGCTTTGAATTATAACGCTTCTGCCGAATACAACGATGGATCTTGCGTCTATGAAGACAATACTGTCGGAACTCGAGGATGTAAAAACCCAAGAGCGTTGAATTACGATGCAAATGCAACAATTAGAGATGATAGTTTGTGTATTTTTAGAAACACAGGTTGTACCGATCCATCAGCCCTGAATTACAACAGAAATGTTGCAGTAGATGATGGAAGTTGTATTTATTCATTCCCTATAAATGCGGATATAACAAGCAGTGAAGATTTAGTTGAATAAATATAAAGAAAAAGAGAGAACCTCATGCCAGTTTGTGATCCATTCAAGCAAGATTTTAGACAATATTTGATTCAAGATTTTTATCAAAATTTTGATCCATTATCAGGTGACAACTTTTTTATAGGCGTTGGCAGACCAACTCAATGGGTTGCATCGGATGGAACCATAACCGATAATTATCCTCCGGCTGGAGTCGATAGCGTTAAAAACGATACAGATTTTTGGAGAAATTGTCTGGCTTTTAAGAAAGTTAGAAAAGAAGATGTTTCTATTGTTGTCAAACGCTACGATTGGCAACCAAATCAAATATACGATGCTTATCGAGACGATATCGATCTTTACGACGATCGAATACCAGCTAGATTTTATATTTTAGTTGAAGAATCTAGAGTTTACAAATGTATTGACAATAATTATGGTGTACCATCTACGGTAGCACCAACTCACACCGACACTCAAATACGAACACTATCGGACGGCTATCGTTGGAAGTATTTGTACACAATACCCGAATCAAAAAGAAAATTTTTAGTTCCAACCCAGGGTTCTAATATTGGCTACATGCCAGTTGAATTTATTGAAGTTTTAAATGAAAACGATGAAAGATTGTCACAGTATGAAGTACAAAATAGTGCCGTAGACGGTTCAATAGATTTTGTTCAATTAAATCAATCTCTTCGAGGAGTAGTATACTCGGACAGAGTGGTTTTTTACGATAGCAACAACGAAAATCAAGTTTTTGGTACCACTGCTGCTGGTTCAACCAGCGTGCGAATAGGCGGACAAAAGTTAGTTTTTCAAAACGATTTTTACAACAACATGAGCATTCGTTTTGAAAACGGTCAAGGATCGGGTCAACAAAGAAAAATATCTCGATACGTAAACAACGGTGATTCCACAGCCACTGTTTTTATGACCACTCCTCTTAATTTTGGTGTTAGCGGAGGAGCTTCTCCCACAAACTACTCGATTGTGCCAACTGTAACAATTGAAGGAGATGGGATAGCAAACACAAATCCATTTCATACGTATGCGTCGGCTGCCGAAATAAACGTAAGTTTTCTTGGAATTTCAGGTCCAATAACCGGCAACAGATTGATTGATAGATTTGAATTTATAAACAACGGGAAAAATTACACTTATGCCGACGTAAAAGTTGTTGCTGGATTGACTTTTGCTCCGGGTGTAAGTTCCGATATGAACTTGCTGGCTCGTGCTGTAATGTCGCCACCCGGAGGACACGGTTCCAATCCCGTAAAAGAATTGGGTGCATCTTCTATAATGATTGTTAGTACTTTTGAAAAGAGTGAAGATTCTAAATTAACAACATCCAACGATTTCCGTCAATTTGTTTTGATCAAAAATCCTCTTTTGAAGAAAAAACAAGTAGTTTTAAATCTTTCTACTCCTGGAATAACGGGTACCTTTTTGGTTGGTGCTGGTGTAACTCAAGGTTTCACGGGAGCTTACGGTAACACCGGTTACGATACAGCTTTTGGTACAGTATTATCTTGGAAAGCTGGAACACCAGGTCAAAAAGGAACTTCAGAGTTAATATTGACAAACATAACCGGTGGTAATTTTGAAGTTGGCGGAATATTGAATGGAATAACTGCGCAAAATATATTTAAAGTGCGCGAAAAAACTTTAGCTGGCACCGAACAACGTCAACTGAAACGATTGAAATTAACACCTTTCAACAACGAATTTGATGGTTCGGGTTATGATTTTACTGTCAACAACTATGCTATTGGTTACGGAAATACAGCAGAAGGTGTTGATTATTCTTTAGCAAATGCAAGAATTTACAAATGGCAACCAGAAATAGGAACAAATCTTGTTGGTGATTTGTATCTTGAAGATCCCAACGGCAATTTCCGTTTGAATGAATATGTTTATGAAATTCCAAATTATGCTGTGTTTCCTGTAAGCACGGCTTATGGTGGTTTGACAGTTGGAATCGATGGACTGTACGATTCGGAAAATACTAGAATATTTTCTCCTGTTTTGGGTATGAGCGGTCCTATTGGTAAAATTATTGAAATAGGAGAAGATGAAATATACAGCCAATCCACTTACGATCAAACTACAAGATTGAATATGAACTACAACGGAACAGTATTATTCAACAGTACTTCATTTGTTAAAGATTCTATAGTGAGTGCAACAGGTGCGTCTGGATTTGTTTTGGACTGGGCACCGGCAACAGGTTCTACATCGGGAATTTTGAGAATAATCACAACCAAAGGAAATTTCTCAACTTCAAACACCATACTATATACTAATAGTGGAATCAACGGAGCGGTGGTTTCTTCGGTAATTTCTGAACCAGAATTAAAATATCGCTCGGGTACGATATTACATTCGCAAAATATTCGTCCTGTGGCTCGTTCATTTGAGAGCAAAGAAGAAATTAAATTGATAATTGAGTTTTAAGGGAGAATTAGATGGCTTACGATCCAAGTGTATTTAATGTTTATCCATACTACGATGATTACGATGACGATAAAAAGTTTCTTCGTGTATTGTACAAACCAGGATACGCAGTTCAAGCTCGTGAGTTGACCCAGGCTCAAACAATAGCTCAAAAGCAAGTACAGCGATTTGGCGACCACATTTTTAAAGACGGCAGCATCGTAAGTGAAAGTCAGGTAACCAATGTGCAAGGTCAATTCGTACGAGTTGACAATTTGTCTGGTTATGCTGGTATTTCCATTAACGATTTTGTTGGATTGACAGCAACAGTTGCCGCAAAAAACAATAGTATAAGAGTAACAAAAGCACTTGGTGGATTGAGCGGTTCAAGCAAAGACACCACATCAATTTTTATGTTTAGCGAATACTTGAACGGAGCCACCGGATTTGCAATTGGTGATACAATGACCGCTGTTTACAACGGCATAAGCATCAGCGCAAGAGTTACGGGTGGAACCGCGACTTACAATTCTTATTCGGGTGCACCCAATGTTCTGCCTGCTTTTGGTGATGCAACTTTGGTTGGTGTTGACGCGGGTATAAGATACGTTAAAGGTTATTTTGTAAATCACGATCGTCAAAGTATACTTGTGTACAACATAACCGGTTCTTCGGATGCTTTGGCGTATCGCCGTTTCAACAATTTAACATCTACGGTTCGTTTTGATGTTGCAAACACTATAGTTAATGCTCAAGACGATACAACTTTAAATGATCCGGCATTCGGATCGTACAACTATGCTGCTCCCGGAGCAGATCGTTATCGTCTCGATTTAACACTTGCACAAGGACCACTTTCGGTAACAGCCGATTATCGTTTGTTGAGTATAGACGAAGATGAAATAACATTCCGATCAAACATACCAGAATATTCGGTTTTGGTTGATACTTTGGCTCGTCGTACGTACGACGAATCCGGAAACTATACACTTGAAGATTTTCCTGTATTTGTAGACGATATTACAGGTGATGCCAACGAGCCTTATCTTAGAGTAAAAATAGGAAAAGGAAAAGCTTATGTGTTTGGTTATGAATTTATTAATTTTATCGACAAGTCTATAACTGCCGACAAAGCAAGAAACATTAAATTGCTTGATGTCAATCAACAAATCCCAATTCAAGTCGGTAATACGGTAAATGTTGCGGCGAACACCGAAGCTTCAGGTTTTACCGCATTCGATAAAATAAATTGGAACAGCATGAATCTGTTCTTGTTGAGCGATGGTGCAACTGGAGCTTTTTCTAGAGTGGGAACAGCTCTTGTTGGAAAATGGGATGCAATAGAAAACTCTTCTCAAATTCATATGTATAATGTTCGTTTGGATAGTGGATACACTCCTAGTTCTGCAAAAAGATTGTTTTATCCCGGGTACACCGGTTCCAATAAACATGTATTTTCTTTCACTGACGGCAGTTTGAACATTAACGATGCAGATGGTAATTCTTTAGTTTTTCCTTTCTCAAACGACATATCAAGTCACTCGATAAGAAACGTCAAATCGCAAATATTTAACATACAGAGAACCAAAGTAATAGCTTTGCCAGCAACAATTTCTGTGTCAGATTTTGATGATGGCACAGAATTTAATAGCGGAACCGATGTTGATTTCAATAGCATCAATGACATCAAAGCTTTTACAATTACAGGCGCAGCATTAAGCTTAACAGTAACAGCAATAGACGACCAAAACTACAGCGTGTCTGCATCTAGCGGTGTAACTGCTGTTGTTTTTGCAAATTTAGAAGTAACAAAATTAAATTATGATCCTTTGTACCGAGCAAAAACATCAACAACCGAAACAAGAACTGTTGTGATGACGCAAAACAGTTATCAAAAATTTGCGTATCTTGGAGGAAGAGTTGATGCCTATGAAATAGTTTCTATAACAGGAAACACTGGCGGATCAAACTTTTCTATGACCAATTATTTTGAATTGGACACAGGTCAAAGAGATTTTATTTACGATTGGTCAAGAATAGTACTCAAACCTCAATATTACAATTCGGGTGTGACTGGTGTTAGTGTGACTTATCGTTATTATGCTCATGAAAATTCTTGTGCTCCTTATCTTTTAAATTCTTATGCTTCGGGCGGAGATCCCGCAAATCTGGTTAGTGGTACAGCTTCAGGTTACAAAAATTTACCATTGTATCCAATGGAAAATCCAAGAGGAAATGCAATTGTTTCTTTGGGTAGCTGTTTGGATGTTCGCCCGGATCGTATAACCCCAAGTGTTTCACTCACATTTGGATCAAGTCCAGAAACTTATGGAGCAACCGGAAGTTCTCACTTGATTGGAACAAATTTTGAAGCTCAATGGAGTTATTACCAACCAAGAAGCGACAAATTGGTGCTGACTCGTGATCGTGAATTTAGACTTGTAAAAGGAGTCGAAAGTGACGATAGAGCACCAGCTCCTGAAGACATTCAGGATGCAATGACAATCGCAACATTTACTTATGATCCATTCACTAAATCGGCAATAGATGTTCAAAAATTTATAACAAAAAATCGTAGATATACAATGCGTGATATTGGTTCGCTTGAAAAACGAATCGATCGTCTCGAATATTATACTACTTTGTCTTTGGAAGAAAAACAAGCTGCTTCACTTGAAATCAAAGATGCTTCAGGTTTGAACAAATTTAAAAATGGTATATTTGTTGATAATTTTTCGTCAAGATCCAGTGCCGATACAAAAAATCGTGATCATAAATGTTCTACAGATCGTCAACGTCGCGAAACACGTCCTCGCTTCATAACAAAATATATCGACTTGGGTATGACTGGTGCACTGCCAGCAGGTTTAACTTTTACCACAAACGGATTGCTAACGTTTAATTATACAACAATACCATTTATACAACAAAGATTCGCTTCAAAATCGGTAAATGTTAATCCTTTTGATGTTACAAATTTCAATGGTACACTTACTTTAACACCATTTTCCGATGACTGGATCGATACAACAACACGTCCAGAAGTAACTTTAAATATCAATGGCCAGAATGATGGTCTTGTGGATGGTCAAGATGTAAGCTTGGGTGTTGACTGGAACGATTGGGAAACAACATGGACTGGTGCTCCATTTCAACAGCAAGTAGTAGGTGTTAGAGTTGGCAAAGAACATGATCCGTTGACTCGAGGCATGCAATTAGTTCAGACAACAATACAAGGTCAAGTTTTACAACGCCAACAAAGAACCGGAACTCAAAACTTTTTACGCGCTGAAACTGTAAACACAAGTTTGGGCAACCGTGTTGTTGATTTGAGTATTGTTCCTTTCATGCGATCAATTGATGTAAATATCAAAGCTGATGGTATGCGTCCTAATGTTCGTGTTTATCCATTCTTTGATGGCAGAAATGTTTCATCATTTGTAAGCAACAATGGCACAACCGGAGCAGCTTTGATCACCAACGTATCTGGTCAACTTGGATACGATACCACAGTCAAATTTACCATACCAGCCGGAACGTTCCGCACCGGCGAAAGACTTTTCCGTTTAATTGATGATTCGGGTAATGTTTTGTCGAATGCAACAACAACTGCCGAGCAAACTTTCCGCGCACAAGGTTTGCTTAAAACAGAAGAATCCACAGTTGTTTCCACAAGAAATTTAACTTTCCGTCGTGAAGCAGTTAATGATGAGCGTTTGTTCAACAATACCATAACAACTGTGGTAGAAACTTATCAGGATCCTGTGGCACAAACCTTCTTGGTTGATACGTTATCATACCCGCGAGGAATGTTTATTAAGAAAGTCGAAGTATTTTTCAAAACAAAATCTGCAAATCTTCCAATAACTCTACAAATACGCCCAGCAATAAATGGTTATCCCAGCTCGTCAATAGTTGTTCCATTTAGTGAAGTTGTAAAATTACCTTCGGCTATTTCAACGTCAACTGACAGTTCGGTTGCCACAGAATTTTCTTTCGACAATCCGGTGTATTTGCAAGCTGGAGAATATTCGATTGTATTGATCAGCAACAGCAACGAATATGAAGTTTTTGTTAGCGAAGTTGGTCAAGTTGATCTGTTGACCGACAACACTATTACTTCACAACCATATCTTGGTTCGTTCTTCAAATCACAAAACGCAAGTACTTGGACTCCCGATCAATTATTGGATCTAAAATTCAATATTCATCGAGCTGTATTCAGTACAACTCCGGCTACAGTTCAATTTTATTACGATGAAACAAATTATGATACCGAAGGATACAGTTCGATTGACAACGGAGCAAATCTTTTCCGTTTGAATACAACATACATTACACCACCAGGAACTGCTGTAACTTCAACTGTTGATTTTGAAGGCGACGGTGCTGGTGCAATATCGATTCTTCCCAATGAAAATATAGTACTTCAAACCAAAAAAGACATAAAAGACACCGGTACAAACACTATCGATGTTTATCTAACAATGCAAACAAACGATGCTGCAGTGTCGCCAGCGATCGATTTAGATCGTGTGAGTGGAATATATGTTCAAAATATAATCAACAATTTTAACGATTGGACCGAGCAAGAAAATTATGAAAAATTGCCTTCGGTTGGTGGTTTGACAGCCAACAATGTAGCAGCGATGCGATATTTAACCAAGCAAATTAATTTGCAAAACGGTTTTGAATCCGAAAAAATGGATGTTTATCTTGCAGCCAGATTACCACAAGGTGCGAGAATAGATGTTTATATGCGTTCTCAGTTGAAAACCGACACAACTAAATTTAATGATGTTGTATTTGAAAAATTAGTTGTGGAACCAACATCAGCATACGGACTCACAACAAATTACTTGTCGGTGACTGAAGATGATTTTGTAGATTTACACTATGTAAGAGACATTACCGCAAACCGATACACTTCGGGTATTAGCGGTCAATATGAATTTAAAAATTTCCAAATTAAAGTAGTTATGTATGGAGACTATACAAATTACGTAGTTCCGTGCTTCCGAGATTTCAAGGCTATTGCAACATGATAAATCAACCTAAATTTTTAAAAGTTCAAGACGAACCTGGACTGGTAAGAGACACTAAAAATAATGCTATATTAGCAAATAATTTGCAAGAAAAAAAGAAATATTTGGAGTTGCAAAAGAAAGAACTAAATATTTCCAGAATCGGAGAAATGAACGAGCGAATAGAAAAACTAGAAAATGGTGTGAACGAGATAAAAGACATGCTGAAAACATTGATAAATAACGGAAGATCATCCTAAATTATGAAAGGACTTTATTAAATATGGCTAAGAACAAACTTGTACTGTCAATGATTGTAAAAAATGAAGCTCATGTAATTGAACGTTGCTTGGCTTCGATGCTTCCTTTGATTGATACTTGGTGTATTGTAGACACCGGAAGTACCGATGGTACACAAGAAAAAATAAAAGAATTTTTTGAAAATGTCGGTATCGAAGGTAAGCTTGTTCAAAGCACTTGGAAAGGTTTTGGTGAAAGTCGCAGCGAAGCCCTTGAATGTGCGCGTCCGCTCGGTGATTATACGATCATGATCGATGCTGATGAAATAATGGAATATAACGGAGATTTTGATCCTGAAAAGTTCAAAGACGGTTTAACTGCAGACCTTTATAATGTTTTTGCTTTTTATGGTGGAATAAAGTATCACCGTCCTCAATTGACATCCAACAAGAAGAAATTTTACTATCGTGGTATTCTTCACGAGTATGTGGATTGCCACGATACAATCGAAACCCGCGCATTCGCCCAGGGTATTTTGAATCGCCCTATTCAAGATGGAGCACGCAGCAAAACGCCAGACAAGTATGCGCGCGATGCTGAAACATTCGAAGAAGCTCTGAAGGGTAGTGTAGATGAACGAGATTTTAATCGTTACCACTTTTATCTTGCACAATCGTATCGCGATAGCCAACAATGGCAAAAAGCACACGATGCTTACATAAAGCGTGCTGAACTTGGCGGCTGGACCGAAGAAGTGTTTTACAGCCTGTTTCAAGCTGGTAGACTCAAAGAAATTTTAAATCATCCAATTGATGAAATAGTAAAAATCTATTTTCAAGCATATCAAGTTAATCCTTGGCGTGCCGAATCGCTTTGGGCTGCGGCTCGTATGTGCAGAATGTATTGTAGATTCGATCAAGCTTATGTTTTTGCCAAGCAAGCTCTTAAAATTCGTCTGCCAGAGGGAGCTTTGTTTGTAAGTCAACCAATATACGAATGGAGTATTCTCGACGAATTCTGCATTGCTGCTTATTGGTCGGGTCATTACAAAGAAGCAAAACTTGTTGGTGATAGATTGTTAGGCGAAGCAAAATTCCCAGAAGATCAAAAACAGCGTATTGAAGCCAATCATAAATTTGCATGTGAAGCATTGTTGAACGGAGATGGCGGTTGCGGCTGTTAAACATTAACAGTTAAGGAATAACAACGATGGCATCTAGCGTTATAAATGTCGTTTTACAACCAACAACAGCTTCTGTGAGTGGAGTAGGAGCCAGCGGAGAAGCGTTGTCTACGCGACAAACAGTAACACAAGCAAACAGTTTTACTCCAGGTCAAGCGGTTTATCGCAAAAGCGATGGAACTTATGATCTGGCGCAAGCTAACGGTTTGTCTTCGGCTAATGCTGTCGGTATAGTTGAAAGCTCAAATGGATCTTCGTTTGTTCTTGTAACATCTGGCTTGTTGACTGTCACTTCTGCTTATGCAACTTTTTCCAGTGGATCTATTTACTATTTGAGCTCCAGCGCAGGTGGTTCTTTGACAGCCACACCACCTACTGGCGCAAACAATTATATAAACCCTATTGTGGTTGGTGTAACAAGCGATACCTTGCTTGTTATGCCTTCGCTGGTTCATGAAAAAATAGGAACCAGTTTGTTTTCTCCGGTTGGTACGATAATACCTTATGGAAGTCCAAACGCTCCAGAAGGTTGGAGAATATGCAACGGAGATGCTTTAGAGAGAAACCAAGACACTACTTCGAGTTGGGGTCAACTCGAATCTATTTTAGACGACAAATACTATATTGCAGTTTCGGTAACGGGTCAAGGTTCGACCGGTTACATTACATTTTTGGGCGATGGAGATGCTTCAACTAAAAATCACCGTTTTGCTAATGGCGATACTTTCTTGTTGCGTTGGCCACTCCGTGACGATCCAACCGATTCGTATACCGATGAAGTTGTAGTAACAGTAACTGGAGCAAACAGTTCTCTCAACACATGCCAATTTAACATCATTCACACGGTTACGGCATCGGCTGGATTGTCAAACACAGCCGCTTATGTTGAAGTGCACTCGTTTCAAAACATAGGCTCTACTTCTTCCAACAAATTTTTTGTTCCAGATTTGCGTGGAAGAACCGTCATCGGTGGTGGACAGACTGCTTACTCGATAACCAATAAACCAATTGGTTTTGCAGGCGGTAGCGAAACTGTTGCTTTGCAAGCTAGTGAGTTGCCTCCGCACCAACATCTTATTGGTGTCACCGGTAACGGTTCGACGAGTTTGTTGGGTGTGCAGTCAATGTCGCAGTCGCTGCCATCGATACCTTTGTCATCGTTGAGAGATTCTTCGACCGGTATTTCTAGCGATTACAATAGCGTTTCGGCAAGTCCTCACCGAAACATGCCACCATATGTGAGTGCAAATTGGATTATTCGTGCAATTCCTTTTAATGGCGTTGCTTACGAAACCGGACCAGTTGGACCACGAGGATCAATAGGACCAACCGGACCTCAAGGAGATATTGGACCAACCGGACCTCAAGGATCAACAGGACCAACGGGATTTGCTGGACCAACCGGACCAACAGGATCGCAGGGTAGTATTGGCCCAACAGGATCATCGGGTGCTACGGGAGCTGTTGGTGCCACCGGTATAAATTTCCGTGGCGATTGGGTTTATCAAACTGGTTATTCGCCAAATGATGTTGTAAGTTACAATAGCGCACAAAATCTTTATATGTATGTTTTGTCTGTGACTGCAGGTTCTGCTGCCAGCGAATACACTCCGCATGAACTAAGATACGCAACTCTAAATGCACCAGGTATAACTGCCACCGTTTTACTGTTGTCGAGTGGAACTTTTCAACCATTGATGTCTTCTACCAATTCTGAAATCGCAACTATGAGCGATATCGGAGCAAATTACAGTTCTTTCTATGCCTTGCACCCTACGGACAATTTAGGATTGTCAGCTGATATTTCAGTCACTTCGGATGCGCAAAGTTACATTTTGGGTTCAAATGCTAATTTGAATTTCCAGTTCCAATACGGAACTTATAATGTAAACAAAACAATTACATTATCGGATACAATATTTTCTGATGTTCCTGGAAAAATTAATGTTTATCCCGACAACAATTTGACCAATTTTATCGAGTCTTTGAGTGGAGATTTTAATGTATCTGGAACAGCCGGTGCTTATTATGTAAACTTTAAAGCGGTAAAAACATCGTCAACCGTAACTCCAATATATGCTAACGATTATTTGATATTTGATAATAATGTAAATTCTGACTTTTTGCGTGGTGCGCACCGAGTCATAGCCGCAACCGGTGTTACTGGTTACACTTTTGATTTAACCGTTCTCAACAAATATAGCGGCGCAACCGGAACAACATCCATACCCAGCTCGGTTTTTGGCGTCACCGGATGTATAAAAGTAGCCGATTTGGTTTTTAGTTTAACAGGTTCTAATGTTACAGGTCCATCTTCAATATTTACTTTAAATTCACCATTAAAGTCGATCGCTTTTGGTATGACAGGAGCCACATCAAATCTCGATATAGTGTTTACGGGTTGGCAGCGTGGCTCTACCGGAACAGGAATATTGTTAAAGAACGGATCGGTTGCTGCTTTTGGAGATCGAGTTTGGTTTACGGATCTCAAATACGGAATAGTCAGCGATCGCAGTCATATTTCCGATGCAACAAACACGCTTTTCTAAGGTAGCAAAATGCCAAATTTCAACAATTGTCAAACTGGTATATACGCAAACGGTACAAGCACAGTTCGTTTGAACGACAAGGTGCTAGTAAAAGATGCTAGCGTAGCTGCTGTAACATTGAGAAACAACAGTTATCTTTCAAATTCTGGATTGTCTGGAAGCACCGGCAGCTCTTTTGAAGTTATATCATGTGTGCGTGGTTTTCAAATCGAAACAAGTCATGCGGACGTATCAAATGCTCGAATAATTGACACACGATATGGAATAATTAGCGCAAACGCTTCTACTTTTAATTTAAATAAATCTGTGATAGAAGGTGGAATATATTCTTCGTTTACGGGTCAAGCGTATGGACTTTATGTTTCGGACGCTTCTTCGGGAAACTTTTTTGAATCATCGGTTACAGGTTATGCTGGTGGAACAGGTTCGTTGA